ATTGGAACGAACGATTAAATCATCAATGCCAAGGCCAATGTATGTCGGAAAAGCCAATTGTTAAAGTAACGTCAGGCACCAGTCTTGAACTAGCAGAAAATAAACTCGAGGATACATTCAAGAAAGCAATTGAAAAGAGTAGTAAAAAGATTGCAGAAGGTATAAATCAACTTGAAGCTAATGGTTGTAAGGTGAAAATCTTAGAAAATGAAGTGCCAGCGCCTGCAGATGATGTTCCTGTAACAGATTTCGAAGGTAAGCCAACAAAAACTAAAAAAGAAGAAAAGGTTGAACCGGCAACAGAATCGGTTGTAGAACCTGCTCCTGCTGAAACACCAACTGAGGAACCAGCTACTATTGAAACGCCGGAACAGGATGCAGCATTAGATATAACTGCTGAACCGATTGATAAAAAAGCATTCTATAAAGAATTCCGTGAATGGATGGGCGAAGATGGGGTAAAAGCAAAAAAAGCACTTGCAATTTTTAGCAAGCATGGTGTTACTCGTCCATCTAGTGACTCTTTGACAGATGATATTATTACTGATTTGAAGTCCGCAATGGCAGGGGAGGAATAATATGCCTAAACAACAATTTAAAGCTCAAGCGGATATTTGTAAAAAAGCGCTGGATATATTACATAAAGCAATCGAGCTTGACCCTGGTAATGCTGAAGAATACCAAGCAGGTATAGCGTATACAGAAGGTGTCATGAAAGCGTCCAATGCTATTGTAAAGGCTTGTGAAATTGTAGAACCTACTAAGAAGCAAAAAGCAGAGCCTAAAGCGGAGGAAGCTGAAACTAAAAACAAGAAAGTAAAGGCTACGACTAAAAAGTCTAAGTCTAAAGAAGAACCAGCACCAGTGGTAGAAGTAGAGCCTGCACCTGTTGAAGTGAAGGAAGCAGAAGACCTATTCGCTATGTTTGGTGATTAAAGGGGGTATTCACTGTGGAGATTGTATCCAGTACCTATATTCACAAAATGTTCGATAGCGTGATCCTAGAGGCTCCTTACGGTGCGGATTATACAACTATCCACCATATCGATTGTGGATTTACGTTTGGAGGCAGCTGGCAACGTAGATATTCATATCAGAATGGATATGTTACCGGGTCAAAATACTATACCTGTCCAAATTGTCGAGCTTCCTCTAATCCTTATGATCATAAAATTTACTTCTCTATAAATGATGAGAGCGTATATCCTGTATCGGCTTATGTCGAAGTTATCAATTATAAGCACTTCCTAGATTTGAAGATTCGATATCAAGCTATCCAGCTTTTCTTTGATGGCAAAAAAAATGACTTAGGGATGTGTACAGAAACATTACGATTTGACTTCAAAAAGCGTAAGGCGACATTTATTGATAGATTTAGAATCCATCATGAATTGACTGTTGATTATATCCGTGAAAACGAGATTATGCCGGTACTGAAATTCTTTGGTGATTCATACGCCATGACAGATTTTAACCGGAAGTATTTAAACAAAACATTTAAGACGTTACGTCTAATGTTTGAAAAACGATTGAAGGAAACTTACGGATATGGAACAAAGGATGTATATGTAGCACCAGGTGCTACGGAAGAAAACGGCTACCATTTTACGATGCTACTCAATATGATTCTGAAGCTATCGGCACCTGATATGCCTAGCATTGTTAGCTTAATGAAACAATATGTGTATTGGACCAATGCTTACTGCTTATATCGATATACAAATATCCCATTTGATGACGATGTGCTAGGGGCTACAAGAAAAGGTATGAACTTTCAAGCAGCGCTTAGACAATCATATAAGGCTCCTAACAGTAGAGCCTTACGGAAGCGTATGGTTGATGATCCATTAAGCGTATACATGTCTGATGTCCTTAATATTTTTAACGATGAGAATTGTAGACGCACTATACTCACATTACAGCGTAGTAGGCATGAAGGTACGGACCTATATTTTGGTAAGGCCCACAATGCTAATGATGTACGTAAGGCGATGAAGCTAAAAAGCCCACATGCAACGTTTATGTGGCAACAACTAATTAACCGGTGCGGTGAACCTACCATATTACGTTGGCTATTAGGTGAGGACATTCGCACTATAGAAGATTGTGTGGATATGCACGCAAAACTCGAGCCCAAATACCAAGAGGCATTATGGAAGAAACGATTCAAGTTGAAGAACTTCCATGACGAAGTAATCAATATCTTTAATAAGCAGGAATATGGAGATGTAATATTGCCTGCTCAACCTCAATTACAAGCTGATATGAATGGGATGCACTTTATGGTGCCAAAGACTGCAGCTGATTTAATGACATATGGAAAGCGATTGAAGAACTGTGTAGGTTCATATCGTGACCGTGTCATTCAAGGGCAAGCAGCAATTGTGGTTGTCACGGATGATGACATGAATCCTATTGCATGCCTAGAGTTAGCCACTGGTAATAAGGTTAAAAAGGGTCAACCTAAATTTAATCATCTAGTGCAAGCGAAGTTATTCGCGAATGCACAACTAAAAAAAGACAATAAAATTCACTCTACAGTGATGAAATGGGCCAATCGTTTAAAGATTGAACCTCACACTATTGATGTGGACGCTAATGTTGTATAGGAGATCACTATGAAACTCACAAAATTAGAATTACTAAATTTTAAAGGCTTGAAAGCCTTTACTATAAATTTCAACGGTGATGTTATTATCCGCGGAGATAATGCTACCGGTAAGACGACTGTATTTGACTCTGTATGTTGGTTACTATTCGGCAAGGATAGCCTAGATAGAGCCGACTTTGAAATCAAAACATTGGATAGGGGTGAGCCTGTCCATAAAGTTAATCACGAAGTCACAGGCACTTTTACATTGGATGAAGGGGGCACTGTTGAATTAAAGCGTGTGTATCGGGAGAAGTACTCATCCCCTCGTGGTGGTGAAGTAACTATGACAGGTCATACGACAGACTACTTTGTCGATGGGGTTCCTAAAAAAGAAAAGGAATATAAGGAGATTGTAAATTCATTAGTTGATGAAAATATTTTCAAATTAATTACCAATCCGTTGTATTTCAACGAAACATATTCCTGGCAGAACCGCAGAAAGCTATTACTTGAGATGTGCGGAGATATATCAGATGAGGATGTAATTGCGGAATATAGTGAGCTCAAAGCATTGACTGATATCTTATCAGGCCATAGTGTAGACGATCATCGAAAGGTAGTAGCTGCTAAGAAAACCGCCATCAATAAAGAGCTGGATATGATTCCAGTTAGAATTGATGAGGCCTTGCGCGGGAAACCTACCATTGATACTCCTCGAGACGTTCTTATTCAGGACATTAGCTTAGCAACTACAACGCTAGAAACTCTAGAGACAGACAAAGCATTATTAGTGAATGGACATGCGGTTGTTGATACTAGAGCGGAGCTTAGAGATGTACAACGTCGATTGATGGCTCGTGAAAGTGAACTGCAGATGGAATATAAAAAACAATCTGCATTGAAGTCGAATGAATACGATATGGTTGTTTCTGAACTTAACAATCTATCTTCTAAGGTTGAGAGCACCAAGCATCGCCTTGATACATCAAATAGGGATATTCAACGTATCGAGAGTGTTATTGACGAGCTGATGCATCAACGTCAGCAGGTCAACGAGGATGCATTTGTAATGGATATCGATGAGGCTTGCCCGACCTGCGGACAAAAACTTCCTGCAGAGCAAATTCAAGCTGCACGTGAAAAAGCTGAAACGAAGTTTAACCTTAGAAAATCTAAGCGATTAGAAGAAATCAATCAGTCTATTGAACTGAAGCAACAAGACATTGAGAATATTAAAAAGCGAGATGCCAGCTTAGAGCCTGTTGAAACTTTAGAGGCTCTTATTAAGGCGAAAGAACTTGTTAAACAAACCATAACTGATGAGATTGGACAGCTAACAGCGCCAGTGCTTGATGATGATTCTGTATATGCTGATTTAAAAGCAGAAGAGTTTATGCTGCAGATGAAACTCGATGAATCTAACACTGATCACTCTGAAGAAATTGCAGACATAGACAAACGTATTGCTACAACGAAAGAACACCGCTTTAACCTTGAAACTGAATTGAATAAATACGAAGAGGCTAAACGGATTGATACTCGTGTAGCAGAGCTAGAAAGTCAACAGGCTGAATTAGCAGCAGAAAAATCAAAGCTCGATGAAGCCTCTTATCTGATGGATGAATTCGTTAAGGCCAAGGTCAATATGCTGGAAGATGTTATTAACTCGAGATTCAAACTAGCACGATTCAAGATGTTTAATGTTATGTTGAACGGCAACGTTGAGGAATGTTGCGAAACCACCTATAAAGGGGTTCCGTATCGCAGCATGAATAACGCTGCACGTATTAATGTAGGCCTTGATATTATCAACGCACTAACTAGCTATTTCAAAGTAAACGCTCCGGTGTTTATTGATAACGCTGAAGCGGTGACTGAGTTTGTTCCTGTTAACAGCCAAACAATTAAGCTCATTGTTGATGAATCAGAACCACAACTAGTGGTTAAGGAGGTGTGAGTATGACTGACTTACAAATTTTTAATAATGATAGATTTGGACAAGTTCGGATTATTCCGGTAGATGGTGAATTAATGTTTGTCGCTAAGGATGTATGTGATTGTTTAGAAATTACAAAGCACCGAGATGCAATCAGTCGACTAGATTCTGATGAAAGGGGGTCGGTTAAACTGGACACCCCTGGAGGGAAACAAGATATTGCGGCTATTAACGAATATGGGCTATATAGCCTGGTGTTATCAAGTCGAAAACCTGAAGCCAAAGATTTCAAACGTTGGATTACGCATGATGTAATCCCGGCTATTAGAAAAACCGGTTCTTATTCTATGGTGATTCCGCAGACATTGCCTGAAGCCCTTAGAGCATATGCCGATGAGGTAGAATCACATAATGCAACGAAAGCAATTGTAGCGCAACAAGAACAGCAAATTGCGGAGTTTAAACCGGTTAAGGATTACGTAGATAAAATTCTCTCAAGTAAATCCTG